AACCCGAACATTTTATGGTAAATTAATTTTGAGGTCAGCTTTCACTTAACTGTTATTTTTGGTTGAGCGTGCTACCGAATGCGCCACATTCACTGGCTGACCTCACGAGTATCCAAAAAAATACAGGCAACAGTTATACCGCTATGGGTAACCATTACCTGTGCTTTTTGATTGTATAGTTCGCAGACTGTTTTGCTTTCGTATGATCCTAGTTGGTAGTAATCTATCGGCATACCACTAATAAGTTGCATCCAGACTAACGCCCACATAGGTCATTCCTCTTCGTCCCTTGGCATATCGTATCTTCTCTTCATATCAGACACGCCTTTAATTGTTATGCCTAGTATTTCAGATATTTCGTTGTGCGTCATTTTTTTCTTTAAAAGACGATTAACAAACTTAGCTTTCTCTGTCATTTCAATAGTTGATGCTTCGCTTCTTTCTTTCTTAGCTCTTCGCAAAGCTGACACCGAATTGAAGTTTGATATTGTTTTAGGGTTTTCCTTCATATCTTTTATGTTTTGCGCCACCCATCTATTTCGGTACATCTCCGCTATGTGTGGTTCGTCCATTAACATCTTGTTCACTTCGTATCTCCCTTTCAAACATCACCAGCAATTTTTCAATCTCCTCGACTTGCTGGTATAAAGTAAAACGATTTCGCGCCTTAGCTTCTGATTTCATAGAGCTAAGGCGGTGTTCTAGTAGTATTCTGATCGGCTTTAGACTGTCATACATAAGTCAATCTCGTTTCTTTTTGTAATGGGATTATTACCAGAAGTTCCCACGATTGTCAAAGATTATCTCTACCTGTCTGGCGTTCGTATTCACCGCGAGAAAATGGCCCATCCATAGTGCCAAGCCATTTCTCTGAGCCACTGAGAGACAGAGCGTACTTTCGGATAAGACCCATAGTTTGCGCATCTCTAATTGACTGGCTTATGGTGCTTTCTTTGCCAGAGTTTTTTAGAGAGATAACGCATGGTTCAATTGGTTCTGATTCGAGAATCGCTGTATATAGTCCATCAACACCGCCACCGGGGCTTACGGCACGACCATCGTTTTCCCTCATGCGAACAAAATCAACAATGTGGTTTATTCGATCACGAACCGTTGAAGACATAGCCAAAGAACGAATATCCATAGAGCGATCTTCCAGTAATCCTGTGTTCGGGTTACGGATAAAATGTCTTATCTCACGATTTGCTGGTCCGTTTGATTTCACAACAGCACCATCGAACACGGCATTGCGTGCATAATCTAGTTGCAGATCACGGCAACGCTGACGCCCTGTGCTTTCGTCAACAGACCAGACGGCAAACGCACAACGCACGCCATCAACAATTGCAGACGTACCACGAATAAGATTACGCGCCTGTTCTGGAGTTGTGACAGGTTCACTGTCCCTAATCTTTGCCATGTGATGATTGACCATGACAGTCGCGCCAGTTTCGGTTGCCATCTGTGCAAGTAAGCTCATAAACGCGGCCCCTGCCGCTGGATCAGAGTTCACATCCGCGTGAACGAACGATGCCATAGGGTCAATGATGATCAGCTTCAGAGCTTCCATCTCTAACATCTGGTCATAGATGCGAGAAAACTCTTCGCCCATCAGGTAGGAGTTGTCGAATTTCTGCATGATTGGAAACACACCGCCAAGGTTTGGCAAAGGGAGAACGCGCAATTTGTGTTCGTAGTGCTCACGATACTTATTAGGATCAAGCCTAGAGATACGCCTGTGCATCTCGTCCTTGTCATCCTCCGCAGTAATTAATATTACGTCACCGTGATCCGCAACAAGCCCACCGAATGCGCTCTGCATATCTGCACCAGAGGCAACCTTCATAGCAAGATCAAGCGTCATCATACCTTTACCACTGTCACCAGCCGCCGCGAACACTACTGGAACGCCAAGAGGTATTGTATCACCAATAAGAAAGCTCTGTGTCGGAGCGGAGCCAACAAAGTATTCGTTAATAAGCAGACTACTATCTATCAGGCTGATAGGTTTTTTTACCTTGCTCTCGCTGGTTTTCAGCATCTTCTCAATGTTGAATTCTTCTTCTATTGCATCAGCCGCGTCCCACTTTTCTTCTTTAGAAGCAGGGATTTTAAGCATCAGCGTAGATTTAGCACCAGCTAGTTTTGCTTGAGCCTCAACGATACGAGCCAGCTTCTTGCCAGCCTCGTCATTATCAGGCCACAGGATAACGTCCTTGTTACGCAGATGCGAGAAGTCAAACTTGTAAGCTGTGTTTTCTGACAGCATTCCAGCACCACCGATAGTACAGGTAGCGGCATAGCCAAGGGAGTTAAGAGCATCAGCGCATTTCTCACCTTCGACCCATATGATTTTGTTAGCGTCTAAAATGTTCGGGATATTGTAGAGTGGTCTGGGTTCTGGAACGCCTTGACGACCATTCATGAATTGACGGAATTGTTTTTTAGGTTTCCCGGAGCTATCCCGAACAATTCCTCCGGTTTCGTCCCGGTCATAGTATTTGCGCACGGATACGATTACTACACCGTGCTCGTCTGTGTAGACATATTCGTCCTCGAACGGCGTGCTAGAGCTAATGGATGCCTTTTGTTCGGGTTTTGGTGTATCTGCGACCGCTTGAGGTGCTGTTGCTACGACAAAGCTTTGTGGGTTGTTCGGCTTAACAATGTTTTCAGGAGGCGCAACGTAGTCTTGGTGCATATATTGAGAGAACATCTGAACGCACTCTGACATAGAGTAACCGCGTCCTTCCTTTAAGACCTTAGAGATACCGCCAATACCATCGCCAGATTCAAAGTCTTTTCCCGTAAGGAACCACGGGCTACTCTGGTCAATGTTGATACGCATAGACCTACCAGCCTCACCACGAAGAGAGCCAATAAAGAATTCTTTACCTTTTTGGATGCCTTGTGGGTATGTATCGAACAGTATTTGCAACTGTACCACTCTAGGCACTTCTCTTGAAATACGCTCCGTGATTTCCTTTGTTGTCTTGCCAAAACTTAAAACATTCATTACTTTGCCCCTTAATACCCTACTTCGCTCATTAATGTGGGGTGATGCCGTCCAAGCGCACCTCACATTTTTTTTATGTTTTCCAACAAGTTTCTTTAAACTCACACCACTTGCATAAGAAGAAATCTTTACTTTGAGCAATACGCGGTAGAATGTCACCAGCTTTTGATGCCGTCAATATGTTTACTGCTCTATCGCTCGCCTTTTGAGCAAGATTATGATCATACGGCACAAGCTCGTAATAAACTTCAGAAGTGTTTTTGTTCACTACAGTGAATAATGCAGGGTTCTCATGAAGCTCCATATAGGTCTGATACAGAGCAATTTGAGTTGCGTAAACTGGATTAGCTTTAGCAACTCCATGCCGAACAAATCCCTTGAACTTACTGTCGTTAGCTGACTTGCATTCCCACAGGCTAGGATAATCCATATCCACTGGGCCTGCACAAACAACACCATCAATGTGTCCTTTGATCTCGCCATTAGCTATTGAGAAACCGAACTGCTTGCCGTCCTTGTGCTCTGTGCGTAGGTCAAATCCTGCGTCCCTGAGCCACTTAGCGGCATAGTCTTCAATCTCATGACCGAACTGAAAGATACGCAACGTGCGTGCAGTAAATGCTTTGCTGGGGTCAATCGGATAGTTGAGGTAGCGGTACTGTATTTTACGCTGACACTCATCACCAATACTGGACGCACCGATATACTTACGGCGTTCCCGTTTTTCTTCGCCTGCCACTATGCCCTTATCTACAGCTTCCTTGATTTGATCCGCTAAAGGATCAGATCTAGAACGGGATTGAAGTAGAGGGCCAAGCGCCTGTTGACTTAAAGTAAGTGTCTTCGAGTTTTCCAATGTCAATCTCCGCTGCTAGACGTTTCGATTCTTGTATTCCAAAAACAAGTGTTTGCACTTGCTCTTCAGTAAGGTCAGAAAATTTTGTATTCCAACCAAACTTCCCTAGTATGAAGGCTAATTCCTTCATAGGTTTTGGGGCTGTATCAACTTCGCTCAATGTATTGTCTCCCTTCCTAATACGCATAAATTCATTATGCTGTTTACTTCTTCTTGATCCGCGTCCTTGTTTTGAAACGCGATATTTAAAAGCTCTTCGCCTTTTACTTCGATAACCGCTGTTCCAAATAGAACTACGTTATCTGCGTCTTGCAGATGGTCAGTAATGATTTCGTTTGCTGACGATTCTATTTCAACCATATCCGTAGGGTCTTTGACAAAGCACACGATGTCATACTCGACTGTTTCGAAATTATCTTTTGACTTCTCAGCGATCATAAGGTGCATTTCAAATCTTGGCATTACGTTCCCTTAGCGGCTAATTCTCCGCCACAAGCTAGATATCCTGAGCCATCAATATAGTTGTCCATATGCTTTGGGTTGGACTTGATACGAGCTACCTTGAGCAAATTCATCATTACAGATACGTCAACGGCGCTTACGTTTATACCAAGATGAATAGACCAGTATTTGCCTATCGTGGAGAAGTTGTCTTCCATGTTTCCATGATCAGCGGCACGATCTTTTGTGACGTATTTTTTTGCCGTGTCTAGTATTTCACATCTTTGCATAATCTTTTCCCGTCAACTTTTTCCAGTTGTCTGCAATCAGTCTATCAATTTGATCACGATTAAAATAGTACCCTAAGCAACAAGCCGCTTTATACTTAGTCCAAGAGAAGTCCATCTCGCTTACTTCCACGCCATTATTACGCAGAAATTCCTTTTGCTTTGGAGTTGCGGCTTGGTTTAGCCAGCGTTTAGACTTGTTTGCAGCCGTGCTGTCTTCGATCTCACGCAGGAAATCATCAGCCGCAGCCATCGCTTGTACCTTCTCACCGATTGAAACCACTCTAGCACGTCCATTCTGAGCCTTTACAATGGCGATCCAGTAATTTCCAACCTTGCCTACCATAGAGAAACCTTGAAATCCTGTAGCCATCATTGCAGTGCCTAAGCCGTAGGGATCAATCCACATAAACGGAGACATCTGCATGAGATCGTATTCGGTCATCTCAAAGTTGTCTAAAACATCTTTAACTTTTTCTTCAAACTCATATTCACAGATTGGACATACGCGAGTATTTAAAGCAACTTCGCTATCACATTCTGGACATATTTTTGTTGGCGCTTCGGCATTTGGGTCTTTGGGTCTTCCATCTAGGTTTGCAGTTTCATCTAAAGCTCCATGAGTAAGTATAGATGTGCCAAAGTCCATGACAACGCAATCGGTCTTAATCGTATTTGGGTATAACTCAGGATCAAGAATGCGCAAACCACGCCCAATCATCTGCACCATTGTGCCTTTTTGTGAGCATGGTCTAGTTAGAATGATACAGGACACAGGCGGAGCATCAAATCCTTCTGTCAGCACCATAACATTCACAATTACCTGCGTGTCACCAAACTCAAGATCGTGCAGCATCGCGGCTCGTTCGTCTTTTGGTGTTTCTCCAATTACGAAATTTGCCTTAATTCCAGCGTTTAGGAAAGCTTCGCATACGTGTTCAGCGTGTAAAACTGTAGAACAAAACACAACGGTCTTGCGATCTCCTGCCTTCTCTTTCCACTCTTGTACGATACGATCATTAATAACCTGACGATCCATGATCGCCGCAACCTCTTCCATGTCATATTCTTTGCCACGCTTAGTAACGTTTTCAAGTTGTTCGCCTACTCCAAGATCAATCACGAATGATTTAGGACGAACTAAAAAGCCTTCACGGATTAAAGTAGCTAATTCAATTTGGTGAGAGCAGTTATTAAATACAGACCGCAAAGCTTTACCATCGCCACGATTTGGCGTTGCTGTAAATCCTACGATCTCTGCTTTGTCGTTATCTTCAAGAACCGCGTCAATAACCTTGCGATAAGTGTCAGCCGCCGCATGATGTGCTTCGTCAATAACAATCATATCAAATAAAGGACGATCTCTAAGGTTTTTATTCCTCGACATTGTTTGAACCATTGAGAACACAGCTTCGCCATCCCAATGCTTTACTGTACCATTGACAATGCTTGTCGTGATGTAAGGATTAACCTTCTCAAACTTTTGCTTGTTCTGCCTAACAAGCTCGTCACGATGTTGCATGACTAGAATTCTTTTGCCCTTATTGTGGCGTTGACCAACTAGAGCTGAAAGCATAATTGTTTTGCCAGCTCCTGTAGGAGCAACGACAAGGGTATTTCCGTGCTTATCTAATGCGTTACACGCGTCAGAAACGGCTACCTCTTGGTAAGGACGTAATATCATAATAAAACCTATTTGCTAGAATAGTTGGGGGGTTAGCGGCTCACGGCCCCCCTGTCCGTGTTCTAGCAGGCGCAGATTGGCCTTGCCGCTAGATTAACTTTGCGCCCATGCAGGAACTGCACCAGTTGGCTGTGGAGCCGTTTGTTGTGCAGTCTGATTAACCGGTTGTGTTTGTTGTGCCGGTATATTCCCTTGGGTAAAAAATTCGCTGTTTTCAGGCGTTAGTGCCACCATTAGCTGATTGCTATCTGGATAGCCATTAGTGCCTTTCTTTACACCAATTTTCGCACAAATCTCTAATGCGTTCAAGTCGAACATGCCAGAGATATTACGATTTTGTTGTGCTTGCGGTGACATGTCAGTAGGTAAAATGCTTCGTGCGCTTTCTACGATTGACTTCAATGTACGAAGACCGATTTCTTTTGCAAGAGGCATACCGCTTGCTCCTAGCTTATCACCATCTACAAAGATGCTGTGCCAGAACTTGCGACGATCAAAATCACCACCAATAATAGTAAATTCAAGGTTCATCCACTTTGCAGACGTACTTGCTGATTTCTTAAACCATTGGCCTTGACCAAACTCAGGGACTTCAATGTCACCAGCCTGAACTAAGACTACAGCACGAACTACAGTTCCTTTTGGAATTAATGTAAATTCTTGATTTTGTGGGTTTTCGTCTTGTGGGACGTTATTTAGATTAAGCATTATGCTTCTCCTTCGCTAGAGATTTGTGTTGCAGGATCGACAAAGGTTAATTCTTTGTCTGTTTTTGGACCACCACTGCTCATTTTCTCAATGAGCTTACCTAAGTGTGGTTCTTCAAGTGTATCAAGTCTACCAGAACGATCTTTAGCTGGGTAGCCCCATTCATTCAAAGGTTGACACACGAATGCTCGGTACTGTCCATGATCACCTGTCAAGATTGACATTGTGATTACTTCGTCTACAATTCCGGGCAATTCTCTACCAGTTTTGCTACCTTCTATTTGAAGGGCATACTGTTTTCTTCCATATTCGTCTGTAATCTCGTCAAGTATACCAACGAATATTACATTTTTTGATCGAATATGCTGTATGTGGGTTAGCCACGACATCATTTCACGACCATGTAAGCCATAAGCTGCACGAGTATCTAACTTGCCAGAGCGATCAGAACGTACTTCTGGTTGCTGTAAGCACCATTGGAAGCACAATCGCCCTGCTACAGTTATTGAGTCAACAAAAAGTGTGTCATATTTGTTCCACACATCTTGTGATCCGTCACCATACATAGACTCGACATAGTTGTAGTGAGACTCACTATACGGCTGGTCTTCTGCTAGTGATGGATTTGGTCCACCTAAGAAGCAAGCTAAGTCACGACATTCTGCCCATGTTCTAGGTCTAACTACATCAATAGGATGTCCTTCAATAGCCGCGTCACCAGCCTCTAAATCCATAAACAAAGTTCTGTCTGGGTTTAGTGTGCGAGCTAGTGTAGTTTTACCTACACCACTTTGACCACACACTACGATCTTATGGCCTTTAGTCTCTGCCATACGTTGATCGGCTGTAATAATTTGTAAAGCCATTTTATTTATCCAATTCTACTGTGAAACGACCAACTTCTGTTGTTCGGCAATTTTCAAGAATTCTCTTGATTGTTGGTGGCGCTGCTGTAAACTTGCGCTCTTCAACGGCAAAGGTCATCTTGCCATAGTGTCGTGCATCTTCTTCAGACAATTCGCCTAAAGCTCTACGCAGTCCATCTTGATCCCATGAAATCTTTTTAGATAAAACTGCTTTGATTTTACGGTTGCCATCTAAGATGTGAGCCGTACCAAAGTCTTTACCTTCTTCATGCAAAGCATCTCTTGCACGAGATAAATATGTGCATGACAATTTATTTTCAACGTCATTTAATTCACCCTTCAGTTGATTAATAACTGATTTAAGTTCCTCTCGACGTTCGAATAGTTCGCGACTTTTCATGTCGTTTCCTTTCTGCTTGTTACTAGAGTCCCAACTATAAGCATACAGTGTGATATACTGTCAAGAACTTTTTTTCGATAATATAATATCAATGCCTAGACAGGCTTTCATAAGCTTCTTTTTTAGCTTAAATTCAGGCGTTTCAACGCCCTTGGCATCGTCAACAATATCATGCCATACGCCATCTTTATCTTCGCGCTTGTAACAGAAGTCAGCGATGTAGGCACATATCTTCTGATCATTAACCATCAAGTTAAATCGCACCTGTAGCTCAAGGTCTTTGATTGTTCCAGCTCGTTCAAGCGACTTTAGGTAAAGGTAATGTTCGCCTTCCCATTTAGAATCAAACTTGATACCCTGAATGATAACTTTTTTGTTTCCATATTTGGGTCTTGACCCACGCCGCTTGGGATTATATACATTAGGGAAAGTCATTTATGGGAAGGAACCTCCATGCCAAACCCCGGTAAGTATAAATCCGTAGGCGTCTCTATTGAAGCTTATGATAAACTTGTTATCATTGCTGAAAGCGAAGATCGCGCTATTGGGCGACAACTTGCGCGTATGATCGACGAAACATACGAACATATTAATGCTAGTGTCAAGTCTAGGCGTCAAGCTCCAAATAGCTATGGCACAGTTGGTCTAGGTGGACTGTCTTCTGTCTTAGAAGACTAAAGAAGATCAGCGCTACCTAAACCACCTAACAGAGTAGCCGCCGCCGCAGGGCTTTGCCTTGCTCGATCTCTAACTGAAGGTGTCTGCATAGGAGAAACGGCTTCTGGATTGTAAAACGATCTATTTAAAGATGTTACTTCTGGTATTTCTATACCTTGTGATCTTATTGATGGCGTAGTAGGTTCAGAAACTATTTCATTTTGAATATCACTTATTAAATTAGAAGCGTTATCTCTTGTAGAAGATACAACATTTGAAGCCTCCCTAACTCCAGTTTGTTTTGCAAAAGATTGTGCAGTTTGATTCATAATACTTAAAAACACTTGCATCTTACC